AGGTAAACACTCTATTGTTCGTGTGTCTACGTTGTCTATCTTTGTGTGACCTCTAAGTTCGTCTTTAGCGAAGGTCACTGAGAGTGTTGGTACGCTCTCGTCGTTTGAGTAAGCCTTGATTCGGGCTTCAACTGCTTCTTTTACTCTTTCATCCTTAAACTGGTAGGGATGGTCAGTTATTATATTTCTTTTTCCTTGTCCTTTGTACAATTTAACCCATGGTTCTCCTGGGCTAGTTGTTCTATCGATGGAATCAATGTTTGTCTTTTCTTTTCCATTCAAGGCTGTATCTAGATCTAAAATTTGTTTTCCAAGATCCCCTTCCAAGTGTTCTTGTCTTGAGAAGAGATGATCAGCAGCGATCTGTACATCATCAGGATGAGGACAAGCTGGTTCAGTGCAATATTTTAGTGTTCCTTTAAGTGTTGGTTCCACAAACTTTACGTTTCGTGGATCTTTCACCTGAGTGATAGCTGGTTGCTTCTTTGCTGGAATGTCTTTCTCCAAAAATTTACTGATGGTACTAGGAATAATCTTAGATACTATTTCAGTAGTACTATGCACATCGTTTGGTACTGTTCCCACCATATACTTAGGGTCGGGTAACAGTGATATACCATACGGAATATTACTATAATCTCCGTTGATCTGTTCAAATTTATGATTTATAATCAGATCCTGTTCTGTGCAATCTGCCCCATTAACTACAGGGCATAACATGTTAAAATTTATAAAGCACTCAAGCAAATCTTCTTTAGTGATATGTTGAGCAAATCTTTCTTTGCAGGACATGTCTCCTGCTACGTGGATACCTATGATTCTAGGTTGGTCCTGTTCATTCATTACTATGACAGGTGATCCACAGTCACCCTTTCCAAGGGTACTGTCGTATGTGTATCCTCTACAACTAAAAGTTCTATTGGGCATACTATATTTTATACATTCAAGTTGTTCTCTCATGTTAGCAATGTTATCTACATATGGGAAAATAAAACCAGTGTCTTTACCTGGCATTCCTCTCATTGTAAGAATATTGGCTGTATCATGTTTGAACACTTCTGTTTGTCGAGGGAAGAACTTTGATATATTCTTAATACCTACTACTGGTTTATCTAGCTTAATAAAAGCGACATCATTCTGTTCATCTATAATTAGATTCTTAGTATTAATGTCAAAGCTATCTGCTTCTTTTGCGTACATTCTTTGGTACACAAATATTGCATTAGTTAAATTCAATTGATCTCCTGAGTGATGCAACCAAAAGTGTGATGTAGTCATAATCAGGTTTTCACATATAAAAAGACCTCTTTGAGCTCTTCCGCGTCCACTGATATCACATACTATGATATTCTTCATAACCATGGAACCAATGAAATCTCTGAGTTCATCAGCTTTTAAGTTAACTTGACCTTGAACCTTTACGGGTTCTCCGTTATCGTAAACTATGTCATCTTGACCAGCTCCATTAGCATGGATCCTACCAGCAATTTCTTTTCGTTTGCTTGGTGAGAAAGCCCCATTTGCTTCATAAAAGCGTTGAGCTGATTTAGCATGTTGACCTAATGCTGAAGATAGTGAACTGAAACCATGTTCATGAGCGTACTCAATCATTTCCTTTCGCTTCCAACCTGATTCTTTATGGGTTTGTTCCCAATAATCATCATCACGACGTCCTCCACGGAATGTTTGTTCGTGTCGACGTTGTTCAGCTTTAAGCGCGTAATCCTTATCTTTAGCAGCATTACCAGCATGGGCAACAACATTTGCTGTCATACTGAAAAACTGTCTATAGAGTTTAAAGGCTCCAAAGGAGATAGCAGCTGCGGCTGCTACTGCAGTTAAGTACCATACTTTTGGTGACATTGCTGCATTCTTCAACTTCTGAAAAGCTAAATCTAAGATTGCTGCTGCTCCTCGCAAGTTTTTATTAGCAAGTGCTCTAGCTTTCATGATTTGTCTTACTATAGGATGTAATCTATTACCCATAGATAGTGCTAACTCTTCACCAAATTGAAGTACACCTGGTTGGTATTCTTCTATAACTTGTTTGGAACATTCTTTATTTCCTAATACAAGATCTGTACATTCAATGTTCACTTTTCCTGTGTTCAATAAACGTCTATGACCAACAATACTTGTTAGTAATTGATCGTATAAATCTCTAAAAGGATGGAATTTATCTTCACTAGTCAATTTAATCTTAGCGAGTTCGTCTTCAGTTATCTGAGCGAGACCAACAGCATCTTTCTTCACTATTGTTTCTCTCTCTTCCTTAAGAGCAATTTGTCCAAGTACATTATTATATGTATTAACATTTCTCTCAAGATATCTTCTAAGGACATCACCATGAAATACTTCACTACCTACTAGGGTTCCAAGAATTTGATGCTTCTTATCAGCACATTCATCGATCATTTTCTCGATTTTCTTGTTATCCTTCAATAGGTATGTTTGATTTTCTCTATATTTAGCTTCTTCTCTCATGATAATCTCCATGATTTGCTCATAGTTATACTTTTCCTGGTATTTATAACTGTAATTGTTACTGTGAAGAGGATCTCTCACAATAAATTCTGTGTTTTTCCAGTCTTTGTTATCCTGTTGAGGTATATCATGCCTGATTGGTCTCATTTCAATCAACATATTCCTAC